TCATGCCTTGTTCTGGGCTTCTTCCGTTTCATTTGAAGAGGTACATATCTTGTAAATACCTACAGCCAACACAGCAGCGGATGCGGCCGCTATCAGATAAGGGCTGGATGCAATAGCGATGTTCATCAGGCGTATCGCCCCCGTAGTGGAAGCTATGGCGGCACGGGCGGTGCTGACTTCGGCAGTATTGCCTGTTACTCCTGTTGTAGTAGCGAATACGGCCATCAGTTCATCAATACTGATGCCCAGCTGTGAAGCACTGCCACTGACACGGGGCAATGCGGCCGCTAATTGTTCAAAACTAGTTACACCGTTCTTGGCGGTCTTCTGTATCTTGTCCTGGATGCTTCCGGCAGTATCCCATTCCAGACCGTAGTTCTTGATGATGGTGGAAGTGACCGTGACCGTTTGCCCCAAATCGGCGATGCCACCCACGGCAGCCTTGCTGCTTTGTTCCAGGAAGCTGATCCAGTTGTCTTCGGGTACACCGTTCGAGATAACCTGATACAGGCCACCGGCCAGTTCTTCACGAACCATGGGAATGTTCTTGCTCAGTTCCTTTACACTATCGGTCAACGAATCGAGATCGTTCCCTGTTTTACCTGCCATGGTATTGGCTGCACGCATGGACTTGTCAAAACTGTCATACCCCTGGCAAGGCTTTGAATACTACTATTGAGCTGGTCCGTAGCATTGATGAACATATCCCAGTTAAGGTTCTTCATCGCCATATTCTGGATTTCATCCGATGCTTTCCTGGCTGTTTCCGTCACACGTTTCACAGCCGAGTCAAAAGATTCGGCATCAACGGTCAGATCATGGAAGGTATCTTTGCCGTCAGTCCTAATTTTTAGCTTGAACTCTACCTCGTTTGCCATTAATTCGCTATATTTGCACTGATTTACGGGCTAAATTCAGTTACTATGGTTTATGTTTTTTTTATATCGGTCACATTCATATTCTCACTGGCAGGATATTTGCTTTATACGGGCAAACATTTTGTATCAGGCACAATCCTTCTTTTGTTCGGATTGGGGCTTTTCTTTTGCCTGTTGAATGCCGGGATTCATGATTGCTTTTCATTTGAGACTTCCTATCTGATTGAAGACTGGTTAAAATATATATGGCCTCTCACTTCACTTGCCCTTATCGTAAAAGCCTTCAGAGACAATTCCCGTTATGATAAGGAAGAAGCCTGCAAGCGTGAGGAAGAGCGCAAAAAACCTATCGTTCTTAAATTCCGGATAACCTCTACTACAGTAGAAAAATAGTCTATTTCCTCTTATCCTTCCACCCGTTTCTTCAATTCTTCAAACCGATCCCGGGTGCTTTCTACCGCCAAGGATAGTTTCTCTTGCACGTCCCAACTGAACCTGCACACGTCCGTCACCTTCAGCGCCTTCTTGCTATAGGGTTGCAACACGCAGCAAGCCAGGAACCGGGCACGCTCCCAGGGGTCGCGCATCTGTGTCTGCTCCCAATGCCGGCTGATGCAGAAAAACTCGTGGGGAGTACAGTTACAGAAGTCGGTCAGACTCATTCCCATACTCCCCACGGCTAGTCCCATCAGTTCGTCGATGTCGGCGGGGGTGTCTCCTCCGTCTTTTTTTTTGAGCCGTCGCCTTGCAGGGTTTCGGCAAAGCCGTTGAGCACGGCCATGTCCAGACCGTCGGCAAAGGTGTCGATATCCAGGAGGAATTCCACCCCGTCGGCATTGCAGGCGCTTGCCACGCAGCAGAAGAGGAAAATGATCATCAGGTCCACGTCCGTACCCATTTGGCTTACGTCCGTGCCTGTCTCACGCTTGAAGCGGCGCATAGCCCCCATGGTCATGCGCATGGGGTACTCTTTTCCATATACCTGAATCTTCTTCATCGCTTATTCCTCCACGGTTCCGTCCACTTTCGTGTCGTCTATGGTTACCGATCCGGTATTGTCGAAGGTGGCGTTGTAGGTGGCGTCGTCGCCTGCCGGCGCCGCTTCTTCTATTGAAGCAACAATGAAGCTGCCACTCATATAAGGCGCCTTTTTGCTGGCAAGGGGTTTTACAGCACGGTCTTTCGTTTCACTGGTATAGGTGGTAGTATGGCTGGTGCAATGTCCGCACGCCTTCTCACCGATGGTCATCAGCAGGTCACTACCGTTTACATATCCTTGTTTTGCCATAAATTCATTTACTATTTTAAGATTTACAATTTGGCTGCGCCACTTCTTCTTTTTAAGTAGCGTTTAATCAGCATTAAAATGAGAATCAAAAGGGCGATTCTTCCCGCACATATCTGGAACCATTGCCATCCGGTGGGTTCATTGACTACCTTCGGAGGAGGTTCCTCCACTTTTTCAAGCAGTGCGTTACGGATGCGGGTGTTCTCTTCTTTCAGCAGGATAACCTGGCGTGCCAGGCTGTCGCAGGTGGCGGTCACTTCTACTGAATCTTCCGATATCCGCGTCACATTCACCGTCGCCTGCCCGCTGCGCCGGCTAAAGCCTGTGCCCACCGGTATCGCTTCCAGCATCCCGGTCGGGAAGGTGGTCTGCGCCACGCTGGGCGGTACGGGTTGCTGTATCAGCGCGAATCCTTTTACGTCCTGCAGACTGTCGCTTACTTGGGTGGATGCCGTCATCCGCCCCGGACCTCTGCAGCTCGTTGTGGACAGGGCAATCGTTCCAGTGACGACAAGAAGTAGCGCGAGTCACCGTGCGGTCCAGTCGGGCGATGGCCCGGTAAAGTTTTCTGTTTTCATTGATAGCGTTCAATAAGTCCGAACGGAGATTCTAGGAATATCACTTTCGCTCAAGTTCTGGACAGGGATGGGATACGTCGTGTTGTTTATCAGCACGTCCGGGTCTCCGCCTATATCCACCATACTCACTTCTACCAGCCTGCATTTGGTAACGGTGGGACGTGTCTGCCCGGGTTTCAACAGTTCGGGGGCATCACTCAGAAGATGGGCTACGAAATCCGGGAAAAGCGCTACGAACAAGCCTTGAAGTACCTGAAGGATATACAGGCAGGAAACGTAACTCCGGACATCCCGACCCTCACCGGTCCCAAAGGAGAAGAGGACTACCACAACCCCGTGCGTTACGGGTCGGCCGAAAAGAACAATTATATCTGGTAAGATTATGGCAAACAACTATAAGAAACAAAACCCGATGAAGATAGGTAAAGTAAACCTGTCCGACCCACGGGAAAGGCGACGGGTTGGCAAAGTATCGGTAGAACTGCAACTGCAAACCGAAGCGCTCACCAAGAAAGACCTGCGCAACTGGCGCAACGCCTGGCAGCAAGCCATCAATGTGGAGTACCCCAACCGGGTGACGCTGTATGATATTTATGGCGATGTGGATGTGGATATGCACCTCACCGGCTGCGTGGGGCAACGCAAGGGCTATGTCATGAACAAGAGCTTCCGCATCGTGAACCGTGCGGGAGAAGAGAACCCCGACCTGACAGCCATCTTCGAGTCGCCCTGGTTCAAGGAGTTCATGCGCCTGGCACTGGACAGCATCAATTGGGGGCACTCGCTCATCCAGTTGGGCGACATCATCGTGGTGGATGGCGTGCCCGCTTTCAGCAATGTGATGTTGGTTCCGCGCCGGCATGTAATACCCGAATACGGCGTGCTCGTTATGCGCCAGCAAGAAACCTGGCAAAACGGATTCGACTACCGCCACTCCGACATGGCGGACTGGATTGTGGAGGTAGGCGGCACCCACGACCTGGGACTTTACTTGAAGTGCGCCCAGCACACCATCCCGAAAAAGAATGTTTGTGCCTTCTGGGACATGTTCTCCGAAATCTTCGGCATCCCCTTCCGTGTGGGTAAAACCACCAGTCGCGACGCCAAGGAGCAAAGCCGCATCGAAAAGATGCTCGGCTCGATGGGCGCGGCAGGCTGGGCGCTCTTCCCCGAGGGTACGGAGATTGAAATCAAAGAGTCCACCCGTGGCGATGCCTACAATGTGTTCGATAAACGCATAGAACGTGCCAATTCCGAAATATCCAAAGGGGTGCTGACGCAAACCATGACTACCGACAACGGCGCCAGCCTTTCGCAAAGCGAGGTACACAAGGAGATGCTGGTGAACCTCATCAGTACCGATGCCGACATGCTGCGCGATATAGTTAATTTCCAGCTCATCCCCAAGATGATAAAGCACGGATTTCCGTTGCGTGGTTATCGCTTCGACTGGTACGAGGGCATTGACTTCACACCCGAACAACAAGTGCAGTACGAACAAATGCTGCTGGGTGAGTTCGAGATAGACCCGAAATATTTTATTGACAAGTACAACGTGCCCATCATCGGTAAGAAAGAAGCGGCTCCGGTGGTGGTACCCGAAATCCGTCCGAATGGCAACCCGAAGAAGAAGGATAAAGAGAAGCAGGAACTGGTAAAGCCCGCCGCGCCTTTTTTCGACTAAGCCCTTCCGATTACGAAGGGCTGCACAGCCGGGCGCTGCTCGCTTATTTTGGTGGTAATATGCCGCTTGCATCCGATGATGAAGAGGAAACAGATGTAGACACGGCAAGCGTGGAAGCCGGCTTCGTCCTATTGATGGCATGGCTGCACCGACAAACGGAGTTCAGTCCCGAAATGCTGGCTACCGAAGAGGTCCGGCAGTTTATCCGCACCCATGCCGCCGTGCTCGATAATGCCGTCGATTACACTATCCGCCGGCGACCGATGGATGACATCAGCGCGCAACGCCTGAAGGAGTCGAACTTCGTGTTCTCCGGATTCAAGACCTTCCACGAACTGAACGAAACCTTTCCCTCGCTACTCGATGACGATGGCACTCGAAAGCCGTTTGAACGTTTTTTAAAGGATGTTCAAACAGTGAACGAGAAATACAACCGGTTATATCTGAAAGCTGAATACAATTTCGCCATGTCATCCGCCGATATGGCAGCCAAATGGCAATCTTGGTGGACGGATGAAGACCGGGACCGCTACCTGCTGCAATACCGTACCGTAGGCGACAAACGGGTGCGCGAGGTGCACCGGGCACTGCATAATGTCACGCTGCCCATCACTTCCAAATTCTGGGATGAATATTTTCCTCCCAACGGATGGAACTGCCGCTGCACGGTGGCAAGAGTACGCCGGGGCAAGTACCCGGAAAGTGACGAGCACCAGGCGATGTTGGCTGGCAGCCAGGCCACCGCGGGAAAGCACCAGGAGATGATGCGGTTCAATCCCGGCAAACAGTTGGCATGCTTCCCGTTCTACAATCCCTACACCATCAGCAGGTGCAAGGACTGTCCCGACAGACCGGGCACGCTCAAACTGGCCAAAGTGCCCGGCAATGAGCTATGTGCAGCCTGCAAGGTGGTGAGGGAGATGAAGAAATCCAAAGAAAGTTTGCAAGAGCAAAGAAAAGAAATACGAGAGTGGGCAAGAGAGAACTTGGCAGGAAAGACAACTGTTATTTGCGGCATTCAATCTCCGGTAGAATTTACCATGAACGGCATTAAGGAAACATTGAACCAGCCTCATAAGAGACCTTCTGCCAAGAATATGGCCTTAATGGATATTATTTCACTGCTGAAAGAAGGTACTTATATAAAAGAGTGTCCTGAAGAAAAAGGAAATCCAATGGTCAAGAAATACCATTATATCAAGATAGAAATAGCAAGTGAACCATCTTATGCCATTATCCGAGAACTGAAGGATGGAAGAGCACAATTTTATTCCATTGTAGAAAAGCTAAGAGAGTGATTAAAGCCTTTAGTGAAGGATGTGCAATCCAACCCAGTACTTTAACCACTCTCTTTCATATCACAAAGATACAGTTAATTCTTTAATAAACAAACATTATGCCCCAAAATTCAGACATAACCAAGGAGCTGGAACGGAAGGTGAAACGCTTCATCCGGTTGACACTGAAGGACATTAGAGTGGACTTGGAAGAGGAGTTTGACCGAAACTTTGAGCGTGAAGCCTTCTTCAACGAAGCTTGGATGCGGAGAAAACACAACGATGACGAAAGCCGCGGACTGCTGACGCAAAGCGGAAAATTACGTCACAGCATCAAGAAAGAAGCCACTACCACCGACTACAGCGTTATCTTCACCAGTAGTGTGCCATACGCCGCCATTCACAACGAGGGTGGTACCATCACCGTGACCCGACGAATGAAAAAATACTTCTGGTATCGCTACCTGCTTATCATGGGTAGTAAGCGCAATCGACCGGACAAAGCCCCACTTTCCCCAAAACTACAACGCAAAAAGAATGGAGAGTTGAGCAACAATAAGAAGAACCTGGAGCTGACTGAAGAAGCCAAGTTTTACAAATACATGGCTTTGAAGCGTGTCGGAAGCAAGATCACTATTCCCAAACGTCAATTCATAGGCATGCACCCCGAAGTGGAACGCATCATTCGTGAAATAATAGAAACTAACAGCAAAGAATTATGAGAAAATTCCTCTACCTCAGCATCATCGAAAAGCTGAAACAACTGACAGACCCGGACGGAAACCCCGTTATCCGGACCTTCGACCTCTGGAACGAACAAGTAGAATACATCGAGCAGGAAGAAGTGTTCGACACACCGGCCGTTTTTATAGAGTTCCGCCCCGTGACGTGGACCACTCTGGGCGGTGGCGTCCAGCGTGCCGAAGTCACCATCCGCCTGCATATCATCACCCACTGGGACGGCAGTGCCCGGGACGGCAGCCTCTATCAGCAGCAAAGCCTGGACCGCTTCGACCTGTTGGACCGCATCGACCATCACCTGTTCAACTTTGCGGGCAGCAACCGCCGGACGGACTTCAACATGTTCCGCCGTGTGGGAAGCGGCACCAACCACAATCATGAGGAGCTGGTGGAGGACATCAGCGATTACACATGTATGGTGATGGATGCTGTCAGAAAAGAGTGAGTTGTGCCCGCATCTCCTGTTGCCGGGCTATGATGCGCGGATCTGCGCTGGCATTGATGATATTGTAGAAAGTCTTCTCGCAGATATGATACTTCGGCCAAATGTAGCGGCGAAGGATTTCACGGTTGCTCAGTCCGCTCCGTGAATGCTCGTCGTATATGCGCACGATGTCTTTCACCCGAAGCGCATAGCTGCAACCTATAATCTTTGACCGGTTTTTCTTCATATATCCCGAAAACTTTTACTGATTACCCTGAAACTGTCTGATTACCCGCTACAAAAATAATTATAAATACACATTAATGCAACAAATACAACCGAAATGCACGCTAACAGACTTATCGCCGCCTGTTTACACCACCTTTGCTGTGTCAATTCGCGAAACGACACAAGCAAATAATTAATCATTAAACATTAAAACAATGAGTGTAAACTATTCCCTTGCTCACATGAGCACCAAGCCCGGCGTTGAGAACGCCCCAAAACTCTATTACGCCAAAGCGCAAGCCAGCGGCGAAGTGACCATGGACGAGATGGCGGAGGCAACACCGGAGGCGGCGACTCCGACGGTGACGAGAACGACAACCCGCTGGGCTAAGAAAACTACTACGTAG